AAAAGATCCGCATATCATACTGCTGGATGCGTTTCAAAAAAGAATGGAGTTTCCCGAGTTGAAAGATAAGGCACTGGAGCACTATAAGGAGTGGGAGCCAGATGCTTGTATCATCGAGGCCAAGGCGGCTGGAGCGCCATTGGTCTACGAATTGAGGAAAATAGGCGTGCCTGTGTCAGAATATACCCCCGTGAGAGGGAACGACAAGTTTGTAAGAATCAACTCCGTATCAGACCTCTTCCGATCCGGTAAGGTATGGAGGCCTGATAAACGATGGGCACATGAAGTGGTCGAACAGATGGCCGCGTTCCCACACGCAGAACACGATGACCTCGTGGACTCCAGCGTCCAGGCTCTCATAAGGTTTCGACAAGGCGGCTTCCTTAGACTAAACTCCGACGAGGTCGATGAACCCGTCGCCCGCAGAAAAGCTTACTATTAGGAATGAACATGGAAATCCAGATTATTGACGAAATCCTCGAAGAAGTGGTTTCAATAGATGACATCCCATTCGATGCCAACCTCGCTGAGCATATGACAGAAAGCGAACTCAGCACCTTGGCAAATGACCTCATGGATGAACTTGACGCCGATATAAGCTCCCGAAAAGACTGGGTGGATATCTACGTCAAAGGCCTGGAAGTGCTCGGAATGAAATACGAAGAACGCACAGAACCCTGGAACGGAGCCTGCGGCGTCTTCAGCACCCTCCTCACAGAAGCCGCAGTCCGCTTCCAGTCGGAAATGATCATCGAAACGTTTCCAGCACAAGGCCCGGTCAAAACCGAAATCATCGGGCAAATCACAAAAGAAAAAGAAGACGCCGCGCAACGCGTCCGCGACGATATGAATTTTAGACTCACAGAAACAATCACCGAATACCGCGCAGAACACGAACGATTATTATTCAACCTCGGCTTGTGCGGCTCCGCATTTAAAAAGGTTTATTTTGATCCCGGCCTCGGAAGAGAAACGGCAATATTTATCCCGGCAGAAGATGTCATTATCCCCTACGGATCCTCAGGGGCCAGAACAGCCGAACGGGTAACCCACATCATGAGGAAAACGAAAAACGATGTGGAACGGCTCCAGGTCAAAGGATTCTACAGGGATGTGGAACTCGGAGAACCCGCGCCGATAACAAACGACGTAGAAAAGAAAAAAGCCGACGAGACCGGATTTTCAATCAACGACGACGACCGGCATCAGATCTGCGAAATCCAGGTAGATTATCACCTGGCCGGATTTGAAGAAGAAGTGGCCGTGCCATATATAATCACGATTGATCGCGGCACAAATAAAATCCTGGCAATTTATAGAAACTACCGCGAGGGGGATTATTTATTCAAGAAACGGCAGCATCTGGTGCAATATGATTATGTACCGGGCTTTGGGGCATATGGTTTTGGCTATATTCATTTGATAGGCGGATATGCGCGGGCAGGGACAATGCTCCTGAGGCAACTCGTAGACGCAGGGACGTTAAGTAACTTGCCCGGAGGATTAAAAAGCCGGGGATTGCGCGTCAAAGGGGACGATACGCCGATCTCACCGGGTGAATTTAGAGATGTGGATATCCCAACCGGCGCGATCAAAGACAATATTATGATGCTGCCGTACAAAGAGCCAAGCCAGGTATTAGCAGTCCTGCTCGACAAGATCAGCGATGAAGGGCGAAGACTCGGTGCGATTGCAGATATGAAGGTAAGCGACATGTCAGCACAAGCTCCAGTCGGCACAACCCTGGCAATTCTAGAAAGAACTCTGAAAACAATGAGTGCAGTACAAGCCAGAGTACATTCTTCCATGAAACAGGAGTTTAAGTTACTCAAAGAACTTATTAAAGACTACACAGAAGAGGAGTATGCCTATATTCCAGAGGGTGGAGACCGAAAAGCCAAACAAGAAGACTACGAATACGTCGAAATTATCCCGGTTTCTGACCCAAATGCGGCCACAATGGCGCAAAGAATCATGCAATATCAAGCGGTCATCCAATTATCAGCAAATGCTCCGCAAATTTATGACCTCCCACAGCTACATCGGCAAATGGTAGAGGTTTTAGGGGTAAAAAATGCAGAAAAACTGATTCCTTTGCCCGAAGAGCAACATCCAAGAGACCCGGTATCAGAAAATATGTCATTTTTGAAGGGGGAACCTACCAAAGCGTTCATTTATCAGGACCACGACGCACATATTGCGGTGCATAAAACCTTCATAGACGACCCGCTAGTGGCGCAAACCATAGGACAGAACCCTATGGCGCAAAAATTGGCCGCCGCAGTACAGGCTCATATTGCAGAACATCTGGCATTTCTATATCGGAAGAAGATCGAAGAACAAATGGGGGTTCCACTACCACCACCAAACGAGAAACTGCCCGAGGATGTCGAAGTCGAACTAGCACGACTCACAGCCCTGGCAGGAGTCCAACTCCTACAGATGAATACAGCACAAGCCCAACAACAACAAGCCCAACAACAAGCCCAAGACCCACTTGTTCAAATACAACAGGCAGAATTGAAAATTAAATCCGAAGAGGTACAACGGAAAGCGGCAAAAGATCGGGCGGATATTGAACTGGCAAAAGCCCGGTTAGCCGTAGAACAGGAACGAATACAAACTCAAAAACGTTAGATACTAGTTAGAAAACATGATCTATCATAGTGACCTTAAATTTTTTACGCCGCAAGAATGCGAGGAGCTTGTACAAGAATTTTTTACACTCCGGCATTTTGATGAAAATCAATCTCCGGAGTTTTATAAAAACAGCTATGGGTTTCAAAATCAACCAGGCTCATTAAAATATATAGACCGCGCACAGTCACTGCTCACCAGATATGATGATTTGATATTTGCAAACACTTACACAAGGTGCTATCAACGGCACAGTGTATTAAAAATACACACCGACAGAAAGGGTTTAGACGTAAGTTTATCAGTATGCCTTGAAGACAAAAATAATTTAGAGTGGCCGCTTAAGGTATCAACACAAGAGTTTACGGGCGAGACATGGGATTTTAACGAACGAAATTTCAAAGACATCCATGTGCAGGCGCATATTGGCGTAGGTTATGGGGCCGTGGTCGAGGGACGAAGATTTCCTCACTGGCGAGACGAGTTGTTGTGCGGCGAAAAACAACGAGCAATCTATTTGTTCTTTCACTGGACGTTTTCAAAGAAAAAGATATTTGAATACAAAAATCAAATAGAGATAGAAGTATATAAAGACTTTATTACCCCGGAAGAATGCCAAGAGTTAATTAACATGGCCGCGCCACAGTTGGTGCCATCCACCGTTATTGATTATGATACCGGCGCATCAAAAGACCACAAAGGCCGAACAAGCCAGCAGACATTCCTTAAAAGGCAGTCTACATTATTAATAAAAAAGTTGGAAAACAAAATAGCGCAATTTACGAATACGCCCGTACAAAATGGGGAAGATTTGCAAATTCTTAAATACGAACCGGGGCAGGAATATGAGCCGCACCACGATTTCTTTTTTGACAAAGACACCCAGGTTGTTAAGGCCACACAAAATGGCGGGCAGCGTGTGGCAACGATGCTGTTATATCTTAACACCCCGGTAGAAGGGGCGACAGAATTTCCCGAATTAAAAATCCGCGTACCGGCGATACGTGGGCATGCTTTGTTATTCAGATATCCGGCTCAGGAGCGGGAGTCGTTACACGCGGGTACTCCTCCAAAATCGGTAAAGTGGGTGGCTACAAAATGGATCAGAGAGGGAGAGTTTAAATGACAGCGTTTGACATGCTTGACAAAAAAATAACAGAGCATATGAATTCCTTCATAGCTGTGGTGCTGGACGGAACAAAAGATTTTGTGGAATATAAAGAGTTGTGCGGAGTGCTTCGAGGTCTGCGCCTCGCACAAGCGGAGGTAATAGACCTTGCCAAACGGTATAAGGAAGAAGAGGATGAGTGAAAAACCCACACAATTACCGGAGCCGGTGACCTATCACCTTTTGTGTGCGTTGCCGAAAAGCGACGCGGAGTACGAAAGTGGGCTGGTGAAGGCGGGACAAACCATCTTTTATGAAGAGGTGTTGTCTCCGGTGCTTTGTGTTTTGAAGATCGGCCCAGATGCGTACAAGGACAAGGTGCGGTTCCCAAGCGGCCCTTCATGTAAGGAAGGGGACTTTGTGCTGGTTAGGCCAAGTACGGGGACGAGGCTCAAGATTCACGGGCAGGAATTTAGAATCATCAACGACGACGCTGTGGAGGCGGTAGTAGACGATCCACGCGGCATTTTGCGATAGGAGTTACTATGAACGAAGAGTTCAAATTTCCGGATGAGCAGGAACCGGAGGAAAAAGATAGTGCGGTAGAGATCGAGATTGTTGAAGGGGAAAAGCCCAAATTTACCAAACTGCGTGAGGAGCCAAAACCTCTAGATGATCAGGAGGTCAAGGAGTATGGTGAGCGGGTAAGGAACCGTATTGATCATCTCTACAAGGGGTATCAGTCGGAGAAGCGCCGCGCAGAGGAGGCGGAGAAATCGAGGGAAGAAGCGTTTCGTATTGCTCAAGCAGCCACGGAAGAAAACAAGAGGCTCAAGGGGTCATTGTCTGAGAACCAGGCCGTCCTGTTAGAGCAAGCAAAAAAGACGGTCTCAAAAGAGGTTGAGGATGCGAAGACCAAGTACAAGCAGGCTTATGAAGCTGGAAACAGCGATGAGTTGGTGAATGCGCAGGAGGAGTTGACTGCGGCAAAGATCAAGCTTGACAAGGTCAATAATTTCCGGCCTAATAAGGAACCGCCTCCAGAAGTGGAGGTGCCGCGAAGCGATCAAAAGGCAGAGTCCTGGAGATCGCGTAATGCCTGGTTTGGCAATGATGAAGAGATGACGGCTCTTGTACTGGCTTATCATTCAAAGCTTGTAAAACAAGGAGTTGACACTTCATCTGAAGAATACTACGAGAAGATTGACGCTCGTATGCGGCAGGTGTTCCCGGATTACTTTGAGCCTGAGGAACCGCGTCAGAGAACCAAATCAAATGTGGCACCCGCTACCCGTAGTTCTGCACCGACGAAGGTGCGCCTTACGACGAAGCAGGTGGAGTATGCAAAACGCTACAAGATTCCCTTGGAGCGGTATGCACAAGAAGTAGCAAAACTTCAACGAGGGTGATATGGAAAAACGTGAAGTCAGGGAGACGCGGGAAGCTTCAATGCGTAAGTGGAGTCCGCCGCAGTTGTTGCCAGATCCTGAGCCGGAGCCGGGTTATCAGTTCCGTTGGATTCGTGTTGCCAATTTAGGCGAAGCGGATGCGCGTCATATTGCCTCGAAACTACGCGAAGGTTGGGAGCCTGTCAAAGCGTCGCAACATCCAGAAATTTATATGATGCCTGGTTCAACCACAAGGTTTCCAGACAGTGTTGAGATCGGAGGGTTGTTGCTTTGCAAAACACCAATTGAGTTTGTAGAACAGCGTACCGAGTTTCATCAGAAACAAACGGATTCGCTGATTACTTCTGTTGACAATCATTTCCTGCGTCAAAGTGATGCGCGTATGCCTTTGTTTAAAGAAAGGCAAA